TACACCTTCACGATTTAATTCTATGATATCAAACTCATAGGATGTCGCAAGTCGGTGTATCTGAAGGGAATCGAGCGTCTTGTGTGCACTTCCGTGTACACTTTACCTGCTGCCGGTTGGCAACTGGCGGTATAACCTCAACTACTAAAGGAGAACTGAAATGAACCTGTCACAGCACCCAATGCGTATCTCTTTCGAGGCGCAAATCGTTATACTTTCTTTGATTCTAAAGGATGCCGAGTGTCCGGAGCAATACTGCCGGTACTTGGACATCGAATCTTTGGACTTTGAAAAGTATGACGCTCACGAGTTAGAAATGATTCGTGATGAGTTATGTGAGGTGGTTCTTCAGTTGGTACTGTATGTACCTACCTCCTCTTATGGTCGAGTGCTTGCTGAAACAGTAAATGTTCAGCAGGTTTTGCCGCTATGAGTACCTACTCACGTTCTCGGTCATCCAGTAATCTTGGTTCGCCAATTCTCTCGGTTCACAGCTGGGGTGACAACGATTGTTCCCAAGGAACGATTGTTGATGCCGCAGTTGCTGTCGGGCGGAATGGTTATACTAAGACGATGGATGACGTCGTGTGGTCGGATTTCGCAGTTCGGTCGGCTCGGGGTGAATTAATAATCAACCCGATGAAGATGACGAGGACAGATTATACGTCCTCTGGTAATGGCCCTAGAATTCAGAGCCTTACTCAGTCATGCTCTAGTCCGATCAAGTACCCTTTTCACGATTGGACAGGTCCACTGACGTTTCCGTCTATGGGCTTGACCGGTTTTGTGAAGGCGTACCCTGCGATTCCTGAGGGAGATATTTCCTCAGTGAACTCCCTAGCAGCTACCTCTTGTTGGTCTAACTCTGCCCAGCATTCAGCCAGTCTTTTACAAGATTTGGCCGAGCTGAGGCAGTTACTCATGATGCTTCGTGACCCGCTTCAAAAGGGTCACAAACTCTTCGACAAAATTAAGTCGGCGAGTAATCGCGGTTTCGGACGAAAGTCCGCCGTACGCGGTTTAGCAGACGGGGTTGACTACGCAAGTAGTATGTGGCTGCAATGGCGATTTGGGGTTCGACCCCTTATCAGTAGCGTAAACGGTGTTCTAAAGGCTCTTAGTGAATTCAAGAGTCGCACTGCTAGGCAAACCTCCCGAGGTCAAGCATCTACCTCGGCGGAGTCTAGCAGCACTGTAAACAACGTGTTTGTTGGTTCCTCTTACTACGTCGACTACACTATGCAAACATCGGATACATATCGATGCGAGTGTGGTGTGAATATCGACGAAGTGATTACGTTATCTCAGCACCTTGGGTTTGATACGAGTTCATTACTCGCCTTGCCCTGGGAGCTGGTACCATACAGCTTTGTAGCTGATTGGTTTGCTAACGTTGGGAACTTTCTTTACGCGGTGTACCCTTCAGTGACATCGAAGCCAGCTGCATCCTGGACTAAAAAGGTTAGGCGCTATACGACAGTATATAATATTGTCGGTTCACGCCCCCAATCCGGATGGAGCTTAACGAGGGCTCCCTACGAAACTAGAAGTACAACGGTTGAAATAACCGAACGTATTCCTGGAATTATAGGACCCTCGATAGCGTTTAAGCCTCATGCATACAAGGACGTTCTTAATGACGCCCGGCTGCTTGATTCTTTCGCGCTGCTTGCAGTAAGATTCGGCTCGATTTTTGGACGGTAATTCTACCGTCGGTCGGACCGAGTAATCTAACTAGGAGAAATTCCGATGTCTTTAACCATCAATGCAAAAACCTTTACAGCCGATAAATTCGGCGTCGACGCGGTCGGCTACATTGGCCCGGCGCACACTTTGAGTATCCTGGACGATGTCCAGCTCTCTCGTGTTGCTCCGAAACCCACGGTAGTCTTCAGCGGCGTTGGTCGTACCTCTGCCAAGCTCACACGCACTCTGACTTTGACCGGCGCGCTTACCGTTTCTGGTAACGCGATCGTTCAAATTAATGTCAGTGTGCCCGTAGGCGCAGCGAGTGCCGATATTGATGCGCTCTTGAACGACATGGGCAGTTTTCTGTCCAGTGCGAGTTACAAGTCCCACGTCAAAGGTCTGCAGATTTCTTACTAGGGCTTGCCCTAGAAAGTTACCTGCTTATCTGAGATGATGGACACCGTTTCTCGCATTACGATATTGGTACTTGTACTTTATATCGTGTTGTTCAAGTCCTGTAGCGCTTTTGCCGCAGGACAACTTGTCATAGGAGCCCGTAATGAACTCCAAAACGAACTCGTTGAGCTATCAACTTCGACTTCAGGACAAACGGCTAAAGCTCCGGTCGCAAGAAATTTACGACCGTTGGCTTATTGCCATTTTGAAGGACCAGCCAGAAAGTATGTCTGCCGGTGTAGCTTCCCAATGTATCATCGATGGGAACTATGCTGGCCTACTTTCATGGTCTGACTCTCTTGGATCCGCAGTGCATGGATCCGTCACAGATTCTTTTGTGGCGAGTCAGTTAGTCGCGCTTATCAAGAAGTACCCGTTTCCAATACCCGAGTTTAAGAAACTTGCTCGGGAAGAGGCGACGCGTAAATTCTTAGCAGCAGAGAATCGCTGTAAGAAGTACAACTTGAAATTCCGTCTCCTTACTGGTAGGAGATGGAATCGACACGAGTCCACTCATTTTCGAATGGCCTCGTGGATCCGGCACGTGATAGGTGATTCACCCGTCATGCATCGGATCTACTCTAAGTGCGCATTTGGTCCAGGGGCGTCAATCGGTATACACGGGAATGAAACCAGTCTTGCGAGGAAATTTCTTGCTAAAGACTGGTCGTGTACGCCGGGTGCCCTTCCTTATGCTCGTTCCGCCCTAGCGCAGGATTTTCACGTTTGGGAGCTTTTAAACTCCCGACGTGACCGTCCTGTGTGCTTGGATTTCGAAGACTTTTGCAAAAGAGTCGACGAAAAGGTACGTCTGGTTCATAATAATAACATTGTTTTCGTGCCAAAGACGACTATGGTTGATAGAACCATCGCCGTCGAGCCACTGCTGAACGGATACCTGCAAAAAGGAATTGATCTCGAACTTCGAGATCGCCTTAAGCGGGTTTCAATTGACCTGTCCGATCAAGGACGGAATCAAGAGCTGGCTCGGCTGGGTAGTTTACCCGCTGAGCCTGATCCGTACGTTACCATAGATTTGTCTTCGGCTTCGGATAGTATTTCTACCGAAGTCGTCAGAAGACTACTGCCACCGGATTGGTTCGATTTACTGAACTCGTCCAGATGTCATACATACATTCTCGAAAAGACAGAACATCGTTACGAGAAGTTTGTATCTATGGGAAATGGCTTCTGCTTCCCTTTAGAGACGCTGATTTTTGCGTCTGTCTGTGCGATTTATTCGAAGCCGGGAGACTTTACAGTCTATGGCGACGATATTATCGTTAGACAATCCGTAGCGTCACAAGTTATAAAAACCTTGTGGCAACTCGGATTCCGACATAACACGGGAAAAACCTTTTTACAAGGCCCATTCCGTGAGTCGTGTGGAGCAGACTGGTATGCGGGACGTGATGTACGTCCGTTAACGCTTGACTACGCTTTCGACTCAGTCGAGAATGTGATCAAGTTTTATAACATGTCTAAGAGGAAACCCTTCTGGGATTCTTTCTTTTCGCCTCATCGTGAGATGTTGCGAGAACTTATACCTCGTTCGCTTCAATTCCAACGTCCATTTTATGGCGTGGAAACTGGAGCGTTCGAGGTGCCGTTCGACGTGTTCATATCTTCGCCCTTCGCCAAATACAATCGAAAGATCTGTACTTGGAGTTGGCTTGAGATATGTCGTAAGGCGTGCCCCGATGTTAAGGGCATTTCTTCCGATTTACGGTATTCTACCGTGTAAACAATGGCTGCTCTAAGAGGGTCTCCCTCAGAGTGTCCATTCGCAAAACGTCGTGAGACGTCACGAACCGTACGACGGTTGTCGTACGCGGGAGCCAAATCCACCTGGCTTCCGCCTTCCCAACAGTAATTTCGTTGGGTCGGTTTGATGACTCTTTATCCCGGAATCAAATGGGATTTTGAGCACATCAGAGGGAAACTCTTTATCAGAGTTTTTGAC